AGGTATTTCATGAACGGCTTCACAACGTAGGCGATTACAGAAGCCCCGAACGACATGAAGACGGATTTCAACGTGTCTATTCTGTCGGCAACGTCGTCGAGCGCGTCAACCACATCAGTGTCGATCACAATGCCAAGGTCTCGGGCCTGTTGCGCTGCATCGGTCAAGCCACTGACCATGGCTGGGATTAATGCGCCAGCGCCTTTTCCTGCCAGCTCCTTGAATGGTCCAACCAGCTTTTGTGGATCAATTCCAGATTCAAACAGCTTTCCAATTTCCATGAAAAGCCCTTCGCCACCGCCAGCCTCTTTTACCTGTTGAATTGAAAAGCCCATCTGTTGCAACAATTCAACAGACCGTTTGTCACCGCTCAAGGCCTTCATCCTGGCAATGGACAGCTTTTCAACAGCTCCGGCCACGTCCTCAATGCTGGCGCCGCTTAACTTTGCAGCGAACTGCATTTCCTGCAGGAACTCGGCTGACACGCCGAGGCGTGCTGAAAGGTCTGCAATCTGTCCAGCGGCATCGACAATCGACAGGCCGAACTGGGCTATCTTGTCGACCGCAAACATGGCAGCAAGAGTGCCTGTGACCTCTCTGCCGACGCCCTTGGCCATCGACTGGGACTTCTTCAGTCCTGACTCGAAGTTGGTGCCGTCGAGACCGAGTTTTGCGATCAGTGAGAAGATGGCCATGGTGTCAGTTTTTCTTAGCTTCCTGCTGCTTCACCCAGCGCCACAAGGCTTCATCCTTCGGGCTCCACAGCTCGATGTCGCCATGGCTTTCAGCTCGCGCCAGGACAAGGCGCTCGGCGTCCCCGATAGGCATAGCCAGCACGGTGTCCTCCTCCAGCCCGATCTCCAGGCAGCAGGCCAGCATACGCTCTGGCCACGGCATCGAGAGCTGCCTGGAGCCGCCCTGCTTCATCAGGATTTCCGGAGCTGTCGACTGGCCGGCCATCCATTCGTTCCACTTGTCTAGCTCAGCCTCAAACGACAGGTTCTTCACCTTCCATGTCCACAGCTTCAAGGCCAGGTTCCGGAAAGGCGATTGAAGCGTCTTCATCGACTCCCGGATGGGCTGGGAACAGATGAGCACCGCGGCCATGAGATCAGCGCGGCTGATAGGGCCGCCGATAGCCATGGGTGATCCGATGCGGTGAAGCACTATCGAATGCCCCACCGAATACGGTAAAAGCCGGAGCCCCATGACCACAGGACATGGGCTCGACGTGGCGTTCAGGATGTCGGCCAGTTGGCTCACAGGGTGGTCGCGGTGCCGGTCACGCTAATGTTGGTGTACCGCTTCAGCGTAAGAGTTCCGGTAGCCTTGCCGGTTGCAGTGGTCTTGATCGAACCGCCTCCGGCGTAGATCCATCGTCCACCAGGAGTCGGAGAACCGGCTCCAGGAGCATTGATTGAATCAGTGAATTTACCGGCGCGGATCACCGGGGCTCCAGTGATCACACAGGTGCCGTTGACGTTTGGAAGCTGGGCCGACAACAGCGCGTTGGCCACGCTGGTCGTGTTGGCAGGGATGAAATTGACGGTCAGCGTCAATCGGTCGTTGTATCCGATGTGGCCGACAACCTCGCCGGAGCTGTTCCGAACCTCTTCGGTGTCGGCCTCATGCGTGATGTCGTACGACTCCATATCGGGCGAGACGTACCCGGTGAGAACAACGGAACCATCCGAGTCATAAAGAGCCAGGGTTGCCGGTGATCCGAAAATATATTTGCTGCCTTGTGATGTAGCCATGTGTTGGTTGGGTTAGGTGGTTGCGCTGCAGTAAAGGGTGAACGTCCTAGCGAAGTTCCTGGAACGGTTGGAGATGGTGTTGCCACCAAAATCATTGGGAACGGCGAACTGGGCGGTAAACGGGCCGCTGGCGTCGTCCTCCGGAGCGTCGAGCACCGAGGCGCCGCCATCGTCGAACAATGGTTCCAACAGATTGTCGAGGGCCTGCATTGAAGACAGGAACTGGGATTCGCCAGTGTCGTCCGCCGAGAACTGGAACTCCACCGAGATGTCGACTTCGCAGGTGGTGTCGAAACGCTGCACCGGCCTTGTCGAGCTGGCCTGCACCACGATAGGCAGGTCCGGCATGGTGTCCTCCTCGTCGGGATCGGTGTAGAGGCCGTGGCTGTAGGAAGTCAGGCAGGTGGGAACACCAGCACCCGAGGCCGACCAGTCGGCGGCGGTCAGGTAATCCACCAAGGCTCTTTCGGCTCTGAGTGCGACAGCGTTCATTTGATGTCGATGCCATTGTCCACCAAGACCTTACCGTTGGCTAGGACCGCCGCGGTCATGTGGTTGGTCATTTCAGCGGTTTCATCGTCTAGCGCCCTTTGCATGGCTGCATCGTAAATCGACTGCACGCGGCCGTGCTGGTTGTCAGCGATGCCGACAGACATGAAAACAGAGGCCTCTGGATTCCATCCTGGCGCAGCCTGAGTGCCGCGGGCTCTGGTTCCTTTATGCACGGCCACGTTCTCCTCTGGCAGACCATATTGATTGGCCATTGCCACTAGCGCCGCGTTGGTAGCCTTCGGCTCTTTGTATCCAGGTGGTTTCACCAAAGGCACCCACTTGGGTTTCTTGTATTGGGTGAATCCCCGATTGTAGAGTCGGATAGCCTTGACCACACCGGAGCGGAGGTAGCCAACCGAACCGATGGCTTTACGGTAGATGGCCGAGGCTGCGTCCTTCATGGCCTTGCCATAGAGACCGCGGCGCCCGGCTGCACGTTCCTTTGCCTGTGCGATCAGATGCACCCGACGCAACAGACGAGATAGGCCGATGCGTTTTCCGGTCTTCTTCGACTTCCGATTGATGTCTCCGAGAGGTTTCTTCAGGTAGTCACCAATGCGCGCCCGCTCTGCATTCGGGCTCTTAGGCGGCACCAGGACGAACAGTCGAACCATTAAGTAGAACATCCGGGAGTTCACGGCCTTGTGCAGGTCGCGCTCGGTGCTCAATAGATACGCCTTCATGGCCGCGTCAAAACGGCTTGTGTCGACGTTCATGTAGACGCCCTGCCTCATTTGGTCTTTGCCCCGAGTTCGAGGCTGTAGTAGGCGCCGGAGGCATCCACACGGCAGGACAGGATCCGGAGGGTCCGGCCTTGGTACACCAGCGTGCGCCCGACCACCGGCCGCGGCTTACAGAAGGTCAGGGCGATGCGGTCGGTGTTCTCCAGGAGAACGAATCCGGTGTCCTCACGTTGCAATCGGGAGAACGTGGTTCCCTGGTCGAGCGTGTAGAGCGTCGAATCCATCGTGACCAGCGTGCTGTCGCAGGTCTTCCAGTCGGAGAACATGACCAGGATCCGGGAGGTCACATTGTCCTGGAACCCACCGGCCACCGGGTTGTTGGCGTCGGTGACGGCTGCCGGGATGCACCGGATCGACGTCCCCTCCCAGATGAACATGGGCGCCCCCAGCATCTGCTGGAGCACCGCCATGCCCTGCTGGAGACTGGATCCGATGGTGGTCATGTTAGGCGGTGAAGTAGGTGCCGGAGATCAGGATACGGCTGGTGGCCTGAATCTGGCTGGCCATGCTGGTGATGTCGCCGGTCTCGTAGTGGTACAGGGCTGCGTAGGATGTCCCTCCGACAGCCTTGCCGATCACCGCGGTCTTGGCTTGGGCGGTGGCGTTGTCCAACCAGATGGCCAGGGCAGCGTCGTAGGACACGGGGTCAGGCAGGCTGATGCGGAGGTCTCCGGTGGCGGATCCGGTCACCGAGTTGACGGTGATGTCGGCCGTGAATGTGGAGACAAAGCCGATGGAGGTGTGCCGCGCGGTGTTGATCGTGTAGCTGTAGGTGCGGCCACCGCCGGAATCGGTCAGCGTAGGCACCCAGGTTGCCGGCGCTGCATCAATGGGCAGGCTGCCATACAGCTCATCGAAGTTGTCGTTTATCTTCTGGCCGGCGCCCCGAAGCGTGTCCCCGGTGTTGTCGTTGGCGATGGTGCCGATGTTGATGATTTGCTGGGCCATATCAGTTCTTAGGCAGGACGTACCAGCCGGCAGGCAGCGTCACCTTGGACGGCCCCACCAGCTTCTTGTTTGCATCGAAAGCGTACACACTGGCCTTCACCGGCTTGGCCAGCATCACCGGATCACCGTGCGGGACCATCACCACCTTGGTCTGGCAGCCTAGGCAGGTCAGCAACACGGCCAGCCAGGTCAGCCTTGAGATCTTCGG